CGCGCTGGTCGAACGCGCGGCGGCGGGCGGGATGACGCTCACCGACATGACCGCGCTGCTGTGGCACTGCCTGCCGTCCGAAAACCGCCCCGAGCGGGTCGCGGTGGGAGAGGCCGTGCTGGGCATGGGGCTGGTCGGCGCGACCGTGCCGGTGCGTAGCGTGCTCGCACAGGTGCTTCAGGGCGAGGCATGACCGCCTCTTTCGGCGCGGCCGCGTTGCGCTGGGCGGCGGTTGCCACGCAAGTCCTCGGCTGGCGCCCGGCGGAGTTCTGGGCGGCGACCCCTGCCGAACTCGCGACCGCGCTGAGCCCGCTCGATGATCTCTCCACCCTTCCCCCGCCTAGCCGCGAGGCAATCGCCCGCATGATGGAGCGCGACGCCGATGGATAACAACTTCGACCAACTGGTGATCGACGTGCGCGCCAAGACCGATGGCTTTGCCACCGATGTCGAGGCGCTGCGCCGCTCGCTTGACGGCTCGCTGACTGACGGCTTCAGCCGTGCCGGCGCCGTGCTCGAACGCGGGCTGATCGGCGCATTGCGGCGCGGCAGCCTTGGCTTTGATGACTTGAAGCGGGTTGCCTTCAGCGCGCTGTCCGAAATCGCGGCCTATGCGCTGCAGTCAGGCATCAGCAGCATTTTCGGCGGCGGCGGCGGAGGTGGTGGCGGCGGCTTCGGCGCAGGCGGGTCGGGCGGCCTCATTGATCTCCTAGGAGGGACGATCGGCGCGCTGTTCGGCTTGCCGGGCCGCGCCACGGGCGGGCCGGTTTCTCCGGGCCGAGCCTTTATCGTCGGCGAACGCGGGCCAGAGGTGTTCGTGCCGACAAGCTCCGGCCGGGTCGAGACCGGCACTGTTGGCGGCGGAGGCCGCGATGTGCGGGTCGCGATCCAGGTCGCCGTGCCGCGCGGTCAGGCCGCTCCGACCGCGATGCAACGCTCTTCGCGCCAGATCGCCAGCGCGGTGCGCCGCACGCTGCAACAATACTGAGCGAGGGACACCCCGATGGCATTCTGGCTCGCCCGCGAACGCCGCGCGCAGGAAAGCACTTTCATGCAGCGCTTCGATCCGCGCTTCTGGACCGTCAACTTCCCGCGGCCCGCGATGGCCTCGGTGATCACGACCGCGCCGGATGCCTTGCGGGTCGATCTGGAGCTGCATACGGCGGGCGAGATCGTCGGGCTGATCTGGGAGAGCGTCGACACGCTCGATCACCCGCTGCTCGCCTACGCCACCGACCGCGACTATCGCAACACGACGCTCAGTTTCCGCTGGCAGTCGACCGGCGTCATCGCGCTGGATCAGATCAACGGGCCGACGCTCACGATTGAGGGGCGCGACGCCGCAGGCCTGCCGCGCGTGTGGTATATCCGGCTGTGGAACTACGCGAGCGGCACGCCCACCAACGCGCAAGTAACGCTGCCCTTCTCGACCCTCCAGAGCGGCTTCGGCCTCCCCGGTGAGCCGATCTTCGCGGGCGACATCGACCGCATGTTCATCTCGCTGGTGGCCCCGGGCTTCGTCGCGGGCAGCACGGCCGCGCTGCCTGCGCGGTTCAACGGATCGGTGACCATGACGGGCATCCGCGCCGACGGGGCGCGGGCGATGATCGAGCTGGGCGACGTGCTCGTCCCGCCCCACGGCGAGCGCATCGCGACCGCCTATGACGATGCCTACAACCAGACCCCGGCCCGCCAGCTGCGCACGATCACCGGGCTCGGCTACCGCAATGATATCGTCCACTATGTCGGGATGAGCCACTTCATGCGGCTCGTGCGCCAGGGGGACGGCTCCTTCAGGGCCGACAATTCGGGCGCGCTGTGCACACCGGCGAACGCGTGGCACGGTAACTTCTTTGCGCAGGCGAAAGCGGCCGGGCTCGAGGTGATCGCCTCGCTGTCCTACGAGCTGTTCGATTCCTATTGCCTGCCGGGCTGGAAGCAACGGACCGCCAACGGCACGGCGGCGCTTACCGCCTATGTGCCTCCGTCGACCCTGCTCTCGCCCGCCAACACCGCCGTCAGAACGTGGCTGGCAGGGGCGGCCACCGCCTTTGTCGCGCTGCTGCGGGCAGCCGGACAGCCGGTTCGCTTCCAGATCGGCGAGCCATGGTGGTGGGTCACTGCCAGCCGTCAGATTTGCCTCTACGATGCGGCCTCCCGAGCCGCGCTTGGCGGCAATCCGCTCGTGATCAACGACATGGCGGCCCCGCTCAGCGACGCTGCCAAGGCCTTGCTCGATGCAGCCGGCGTGCTGCTCGCCCAGTCGACGGCGGCGCTGACCGCAGCGGTGCGCGCGGCAGCGCAGGGGCCTTCGGAAGTGCTGCTGCTCGCCTTCACGCCGACGATCCTTGCGACCACCATGCCCGAGCTCTACCGCGCCAATCTGCCCACCGGATGGGCCTCGCCCGCCTTCGACCGGTTGCAGCTCGAAGATTACGACTGGCTCACCGCCGGAGCCAGCGCGCTGCGCCGCGCCGCCTATGGCTTCGCCAACAACCGGCTCGGCTATCCGATCGAAAAGCAGGACTATTTCGCCGGTTTTGTGCTCGACCCGGCCAATGCCGAGACCTTCTGGACACGCATCGACGCCGGGCTCGACGAGGCCGCCGTGCGCGGCGTCACGCGGCGCTATGTCTGGGCGCTGCCGCAGGTCAGCCGCGATGGATACACCCGCCTCGATCCTTCCTCGGAGCTAGCCATGGATCCCTTCGACAACGTGCTCTACCCCTTCGCGCTCGGCCGGAGCGCCTCGGTTGCGCCCGAGTTCTCGACCACGGTCACGGTCACCGCCTCGGGGCACGAACGGCGCAATTCGCTGTGGTCGGATGCGCGGCTGCATTTCGATGTCGGCCCCGGCATCCGCTCGGAGACCGAACTGGCCGATCTCATCACCTTCTTCCGCGCGCGGCGTGGCCCTGCGCGCGGCTTCCGGCTCATGGACCCCTTCGACAACAGCTCGAACGGCATGGCCGGTACCCCCACCCGGCTCGACCAATTGCTCGGGCTGGGTGACGGCTTCCGGGCCGATTTCCAGCTGGTCAAGCTCTATGGCGGCGGCACCGAGCCGCAGGTGCGCGCAATCACCCGCCCACGCGCCGATACGCTGGTAGTGAGCGTCGGCGGCGTCGCGACCACCGCCTGGACGCTCGGCCCGCTCGGCATGCTCCGGCTGAACACCGCACCGGCCTTCGGCGTCGAAGTGCGCGCAGGCTTTCGCTTCGACGTGCCGGTGCGCTTCGCCGAAGATCGGCTCGACGTGTCAGCGGTGAACTTCACCGCCGGGGAAGCGCCGTCGGTGCCGCTGATCGAGATCAGGGAGATCGCCTGATGCCGCGCGTGTTCTTCGACCGCGAGCTCGATACCGTCGTGACTTTTTGGCGCATCTACCGCCGCGATGGCTGCGCGCTTGCCTTTACCAGCCATGACCGTGATCTGAGCTTCGGCGGCCACCGGCACCTCGCAGCACCCGGCATGGTCCCCGCCGCGATCCGCCTCACAGCCGAACTGGCCAATGACAGCGCCGAGGTGCAGGGCGCGCTCAGCCACGGCTCGATCCGCGAGAGCGAGCTTGCCGCCGGGCTCTATGATGACGCCGCGATTGAGATCGGCGCGGTCGATTGGGTCAGTCTCGAAAGCCACACGCTCTACACCGGCCAGATCGGGCGGATCGAGGATGACCAGTCGCAGTTCACCGCCGAGCTGCGTTCGAACAAGAGCCTGCTCGAACAGGACCTTGTCCCGCGCACCTCCCCCACCTGCCGCGCTGCGTTCTGCGGCAAGGGCTGCGGGCTTTCGGCGATGCGCTTCACCTCGGAGCAGGTGTTGGCCGAGGTCGATCTTGAGGGCAACCGGGTGCGCTTTGCCGGGGTCGACGGCGAGGCCCATGTCGACGGGCGGCTGCGTTTCATGGGTGGCCCGCAGACGGGCGTCGCCTTCGGGATCATCGATGCGGCAAGCGAGTGGCTGGTGCTCGACCGGCCCCTGGTCGATGGGACGCTTCCCGGCACCCGCGCGGAGCTGCGCGAAGGCTGCGACCACACCATCGCCACCTGTTCGGCCCGCTTCGACAACGCCGCCAATTTCCGCGGAGAGCCGTTCCTGCCGGGGAATGATCTCCTCGCCCGCTACGGCCAATCGTGAGCGCGCGCGGAGCGGCCGTCGCGCAGGCCGCGCTCGGCTTCGTCGGGTGCCGGTTCCGCCTGCACGGGCGCGATCCGGCGACTGGGCTCGATTGCATCGGACTGGTCCATGCCGCGCTCGCCGCCGCTGGGGCCGCGCCGGTCGCGCCGCAGGGCTACGGCTTGCGCAACATCGCGGTCGACGACTGGCTTCCCTTCGCGGCGCAATCGGGCCTTGTCACCGCGCGCGGGCCCATCCGCGCGGGCGACATTCTGCTGCTCGGTCTTGGCTACGCGCAGCATCATCTGGTGGTCGCAGTCGATGCCCTCAGCGTCGTCCACGCCCACGCCGGTCTGCGGCGCGTGGTCGTGCAGCCGCGCGAGCCCGCGTGGCAGATCGACGCCGCGTGGCGCATCGCTCCCTCTTGCGAAAGATAGTCACATGGCGACTTTGCTCCTCACGTCCCTCGGCAGCGTCATCGGAGGGCCGATTGGCGGCGCGATCGGTGCGCTGGTTGGGCAGCAGATCGATGCGCGCATCTTCGGCCCCAAGGGGCGCGAGGGCCCCCGACTCAAGGACCTGACCATCAGCACCTCGAGCTACGGGCAACCAATCCCGCGCCAGTTCGGGCGGATGAGGGTGGCGGGCACCGTCATCTGGTCGACCGATCTGATCGAGACCAAGCAGAAGCAGAAGGGCCGCAAAGGCCAGCCTTCGACGACCACCTTTGCCTATTCCGCGTCCTTCGCGGTGGCGGTGTCGAGCACGCCGATCAACCGCGTCGGGCGGATCTGGGCCGATGGCAACCTCCTGCGCGGGGCGCAGGAAGACCTCAAGGTGGGCGGCACCTTGCGGGTCTATCGCGGCTTCGGCGACGATCCGGTCGACCCGCTGATCGCCGCCGCCAAGGGCGCGAGTGCCCCGGCCTTCCGCGATTGTGCCTACGTCGTGTTCGAAAACCTCGAGCTCGGCGATTACGGCAACCGCATCCCCGCGCTCAGCTTCGAGATTTTCGCCGATGGCGGTGACGAAACAGTCTCGCTCGCCCAGTTGGTCCCCGATGCGGTCCTGCCGTCCGCCGAGC